CTTAGCGCTTGGCATTTCAAAATAATCGCCGTAGGGGGGCGTTAGCGCGGTTCCGAGGGTGCCAGACGTTCGGCGAGCCGTCGTCTGGTTCGCGCGAATGTCAAAGGTGACAACGCTGCCAGGGGGGAAAGTGGTGGTGGTGGTAAATGAAGATGTGATCAGCATCGGCATAGTCAAGAATCGCGGCGAGCTGCGCGACTCGCTCGTCAAAAAGCTTGGGGTCGTGCCTAAGACAATGTCCGCTGCGTCTTGAGCCCTGTTCCAAGCGCGAGCCGATATCGCCGTATTGATTGGCTGTCCCGGCTCTATCCTGCCATCCCCTCTGCTGTTCATTCGCCGCCTAGCCCTAAAAGATTGAAGTTCGCGGGTCTGTAGACTTGATTAACGTAAACGTGCTTTGGCTTTTTCAGCAAGCTTGTGCCAGACGCATCGCTCTCGTACTTAACCCACAAATACTCATGGCCTTTTTTTGCTATGCCCGTTATGTCCCCTATCGTCAGCGCAGGCAGCGCTTGACCCGCGCCTGCGTTCACGGACGCAACGAATTTGAAGGACAAACTCCACGGGCCAGACCCTTTCTCGTCGTCCCATTGTTGCGACCCATTGCACCCCATGAACAAAACTTCGCCCGCAGCGAACGTGCGGAACCGCGCGTTATTCACGCATCCCGTCAAGCCTGCAACTTGTCGTATGTATTCGGCTGAGATGACTGCGTCTGGAACGTCATATGTCTCAGTCCACTGAAGAGCGGGCTGGACAACATCCACGCCCTTAACAGAATCGCCATCCACTTCGATGGCTTTTTTCATATCGGGCGCGTTGGTCCCAAACCGCGTCTCTTCGTAAGCTTGCGTCATGTGTCGCGTTGAGCCACTGGTGTCAAACTGACGAGCGCGCTTCAAAGGCTCGTCCCGTTCGTCATCAGTGAAGCCCATCGACTCATAGTGGGCAACAACTTGCCACGCCTCGCAGCCAAGGTTCTCGATCTCGTAGTTGTTGACGAGCAAGTCATACCCGTTGACGTTGTACATCCTGTTTTCGGAGAAAAACCTATTGGCCGCGGCGTGAACAGCCGCGTCGTCAGCGTATCCGAGCGCCATGTACTTAACATCTACGGTAGATCGCTCTTTGCGACCCACTCGCTGTATGTTAGCGCTGCGCGAACCCGTAACCTCAGTGAACGGTTGGTATCCTCTCGTCACGTTGTCACCCTAGAGCCTTTCGCCATTTCGCCAGTGTTCTTTGCCGTTTCTTCTGCTGCCTTGGCGGTCCTTTCGGCAAGGTTCGATGAATAGCCCATGCCCATCGCCGCAGCCGCGCTGAATGTGCCTGCCGTATCCATCTTGTCCTGTTCCTTGGAAACGCCGGCGGTCGCCTTGTTCAGTTCCTCGTCCGTCTTTTTGGCCTTCTCGTCCTCTTGTGCCTGCATTGCCCGCGTCTTGTCGAGATCAACGGACTGATCGTCAGCAGCGCTGCTTATGCGGCCACGCATGTCTGGCGAAAGATCGAGAGCATCTGCCTGCTCAACGAGCGCCCGCAACTCATCCAGCGATGTTGCCTCCGAGATTTGCCTGAGAATGTCTGCGCCCTCCTTTGCGGCCGCTGCCCTGCCGCGCAGAGACTCAAGTTCGGCGTTTGCGGAGCCAATGCCAGCCTGACGTTCAGCGACTCTGCCCGCACTCCTCTCGGCCCTCTCGCCTTGGGCCTGCGCGTTGTCTTCGTTGATGATGGCGACCGCACCGTCTTCCGTTGCCTGAGATTGCGTGACGCGCCTTGCGCGGTCCTTGCGCGAGTCCTCGACTCCCTTAGCTCTCTCTTCTTTTCGCTGCTTGTTGGCAGCGTCGATCTGCTGCTTGATTTTTTTGTAGTCGATTGATTTGTCGAAGAAGGAGCGGATGTACGCTATAGCTTTTTGAATTGCGCCAATCGCCGTGTCCCAGATGTTGAGAACGCTGTTGATCGACACTTTCCACGCATCAACGAGAAATCCTGTTGCGTTAATCCAAATCCGCTCAATGGCACCCATGCCCTTTGTGATAGCGATGGCTAACCACGAAACCGCATTGCCCCACTGATTCTGGAGGTACTCTGCGAGCTGATCGATGTAGCCCATCACGAACGCGCTGCCGGTGAGCCACGCAGCCTTCAGGCCAGCCCACAATACGTCGAACGCGAGAGACATCTCCCCAGCCGTGATAGCGTCTGAAATACCCGAAAATGTGGTGTTGGCAACTGCCCAAATCTCACCAAATGCCCTAGTGGCATCTGCGAGAACAGTGTTAAAGCCCTCGCTGAGAGGCCCTAGGAGGGCTGGCAGGGACGCAAACGTCGAGGCTATGTCCACAGACCCTAGGGCATAGACAAGCCCTGAAATCGCAGCTGAGATAGCCAGAATTGGGGCTACAGGGGCGAGCCACGCAGAGGCTACTGCTGCTGCCGACGCAGCGCTTGCCGAAACCATTGTGGCAGCGCTGGCCATGTAGGTAGCTGCCCCAACCACGAATTGCGAGACAAACCCAATGATCCCGCGAGCAGCCTCATTGATCCAGAAGGTGGCTATCAGGCCGGTTTGAGCAACCGTCCTGGCCGTTACAAAAGCTAACGCGCCTGTGTAGTAGGTGATCCTCGCCTTGACCTCTGCCGCGAACGCGAAGAGACCCATTGTCGCTCGCATGGCCCACGCAGCGCTGATTGCGGTGGTGGCTATGAGGGTGCGACCAACCATCGCGGCCAGACTTGCAGTGTACGCGGTTGCCATTGCAGCAGCGCGAACAGAAAACGCGACGATGCCTACAGAAGCGTTGACGAAAGCCGTGCTTGCTACCTTTAGAGCAATGCCGACGCTGCTAAACGACCCAACGATCATCGATGCAACGCGGAACAACGCGGTGATTGGGCCTGTCACGATCTTGCAAGCAGATGCAAAGCCACCAACTGCAATCGCCGTCATCTGCAATGAAAGCCCAAGCGCTAAGAATGCGCCGCCGGCTAGGACCGTTCCGGCGACCGCCTTCGCGATTGCAACAACCCATTGTTCGTTTCTCTGTATTGCAGAGCCGAGGCCGGAGGCAAGACCAGTGAGCCACTCCATTAGCTTCCGCAGTTCTGGAGTGAGGGCTTGCCCCATCGCGAGCGCCACGCCCTCGACGGCAGACATCAGCATTCGGAACGACCCGCCCAGGTTGTCGTCCATCTTGTCGGCAGCGTCTTTGGCAGCGCCGGTCGAGTTGCCGAGCGTCTCCGTCAGCTTCTCGAGCGAATCGTCCGCGTTCATCAACTGAAACACAGCGTTCGCACCGAAAACGTCGAAGATATCCGTCAGCTTTGAAAGCTTTTCTGTATCGTCCATTCCCGCCAACCCAACCTTGAGGTCGGCAAGAATGTCCTTGAGCGGCTTGAGTTTCCCGGTCTTAGGGTCTTTGACCTCCACGCCTAGAGCTTTCAGCTTCTTCTGCTCTTGCGACAGACCAATCAACACTCGCCTGAGAGCGGTTCCCGCCTCGCTGCCGTCCATGCCTCGGTCTGCCAAGACACCAACGGCTGCGGTTACCTCTGTCAACGAGACTCCCACACCGGCCGCGATGCCAGACACCGTGGAGAGCGCCTCACCAAGGCTCGACACTGACGCATTGGAGCTGTTTGCCGCCTTGGCGAGTATGTCCGCAACCTTGCTCGCCTCAGACGTTGGCATCTTAAATGAGCGAAGGACGGCTACGGTGATGCTTGCGGCATCTCCGAGGTCGAGCATTCCAGCGCGAGCTAGCAGCAGCACTCCGTCGATGCCCTGCATTGTCTCTTCTACGCTGAACCCGCCCTGGCCGAGGGCTTGCATACCATCCGCAACTTGCTGGGCGGTGAAGCTCGTGCTCGCGCCTAGGTCGAGCGCCTTCTTTTTGAGGGCTTCGAAGTCTTCTCCCGTTGCCCCGGTAACAGCACCAACGGCAGACATCGTGTCTTGGAAGTCTGCCGATTGCTTGAGCGCCCCGGCAAACGGCAATGATGCGGCAGCACCAAGCCCTACCATCCTCGCGCCGATGCCACTCAGCGTGTTCCCGAAACCGCGAATCTTGCCTTGCAGCGCATTGAGGGTCGAATAGAAATTGCGGACATCTGCCCCAATTTCAATTGCTACGCGACCGCCCCTAATTGCTCCGCTTGACATTGCCGCCTCCGAATATGGCTTGCAGTTCCTCTGCCGTCGGCACCTTGGGAGGCCGTCTTAGGTATGGATGGAAGTGGTAAACGTCGTATGGCGGGGTTGTCTTTGACTTGTTGACGTTTGCTATGAGAGCTTGTATCGACGCGGTGTGCAGCCAATCCTGCTCTACGCGAGCGTCCTTTGCGGCAATTAGCTCGCGCAGGGTCCAGTCGTCTGGAGAGACTCCAAGGATTCCGGCGCACTTGTAGGCAACGTCCCACCACTCGCCGTAGGCATCTGGACGTTGTCGATTTCCTGTTGCACTTTCTGGCCGGCTTCGTCCACGATCTTTTCCATCTTCGCCACCAGCTTTCGCATCAGAAGACGCCGCGGTGAAGGGAAAAAAGTTAGCAGTTCCTCCTTAAGAACTGCGGTGGCATCGGCAAGGCAGTCGCCGCGAAGCCCGTCGCCAAAAGAGTCGAAGTCGATGCCCCGAGCGTCTGCGTCTGCCTTCACAAGCGGCCACAGGATGTCGAGAAGGTGCTTAGTGTCGCCACCGAAAAGCTCGACCGCCTTGCCATTAGATATGTCTGCGAAGTCGAAGCCCGCGTGGGCGGTGATTCGCTTGGTGCTTGCGCAGGTGATGTGGATCCGCCACGACCGCCCCATGTCGTCTTTGAATTCGTGCATAAGTTTCACTCGTACGCGGAGTATTTTGCCTGCACTCGCACCGTTACCGCGTCATCTAGCGGCTCGCTGCGGGTGATGTTTGTGATAACGAAGCTGCCGCTGCCACCGGACCAACTAATCTGAATCTTTGTCCCCATTTCGAGTGTTGACCACAGGCTGGGGTCGTCTAGGAACTCTATCTCGACCGTGCGCTCATAGCCGGTTGTCCAACTGCCAATTCGCATGGAGTTGTAGGGATGAACCTCCAACTCCTTCGCGGAGGCCGACCATGTCACGGACCGCACGTTGCTGTTCGCAACGCCACCGACGATTACCGTGCAGTCTTTCCCGAGCGTGAACGATGGCATAGCCTGCCTTAAGCGGCTCTCGGCTTGAGCGTGATCGTGTACGACACGACATCGTCCAGCGGCTCGTTGGTAGCGATAGTCGTTACGATCATGTTGCCGACGTTGGTGCCAACGGAGAGCGAGTGCGCGGTGCATTCAATCTCGATGGTTTGCGTCGAAAAACTGGTGGCGTACTCCTTGAAGCCGCCACTCCCTCGCGCCGTGACATCAATCGTCTCGGCTTCGTCCGTGATGGTCACAGAGCGAATGTTGTTATTGGCGATGCCCGTGTATGACGACACAACGTCTTTTCCAAGCACAATTGCCATGCCGATTTCTCCTGTTCAGCTATTTGTCACGGGGTAACTGGAGCGGACGGTGCGGTCTTCATTTTGCACGTTACGTTGTATGACACGACATCATCGAGAGGTTGGTTGGTCGTGACGTTCGTAACGATAAACGTGCCAGACAGGCCGGAATTGGAATGCGTGATTGTCAGGTTGGCACCCACAGACGGCGGGGTATCCAGCACCTCGATCTCAATGGTCGCTTCCTTGAATCCAGACTTGTACTGCCGCGACGAATTGCCGCGCACAGTAACGTCGATCTGCGATCCTTCGACCGTCGCCGTCACGTTACGGATGGGAGCCGTAATTCCCGTGATCGTCGCCGCTTGTCCGAGCGTAAAAGAGGTGGGCATCGAAAGCCTCCTTGGGTGTTGCTAGCACAGCATATCAAATGTGAGACATAACGGCCAACTACGGCCCGCTGATCTGATCCTTGAATTTCTCTGGAATCCTCGCGCGCACTTTATCTAAGCCTTTCCGCTGAAATCTGTCGGCCCTGACGCGAACTGTACGGCTGCGAGAGGTTGCGACAAAGCTGCGAGCAGACGGTCGCGGATACAGATATGTGCCAACGTAGGCCATATTAAACCGGCTCCCCGTCCTTCTGAGGCCATACGCCCTCTGCATCGGCACGGGCCTGCCACCGAATCGCAGATACAGCGTTTGCCGTGCCGTCCCGCCCTTTTCGTGCAGTTCGTTGAGCCACCCCTTGCGTTGCGGCCCGACTACAACTGTTTGCGAGGAGGGATCGAACGCAAAGGCCATGCTCTTTCGCATGAAGCCGTCAGGGTTGCGCGCGGACCGCCAGCTAGTTATGCGAGAGCCATTCGAACGACGAGTTCTCCGTTCGACCAGCGGCAAACCTCGCCACGTTCCAGCAGTGCGATTAGTGCCGCGAGATGTCGCCCGGCCTCGGAGAAACTGGCTCTGGCAGCTGCGATACACCATCGCGCCGGCCTTCGTGAGCGCCTTTGCCCTGCCCTTGCCCACGCGGGCGATAACGTGCTTCCTGTCGAGGAAAAACTTGGTGCTAATTCGCAGCGGCATTTGTGACGATCTTGTAGGTCGCCTCCATCGTCGCGCGAAACACGTTCCGCTCGTGCATTGACTCGTCGGTTTCGAGGTCGACCGTAATCGCGGTGCACACTACAGATGCAGTGGCCCCAACCATTACCGTCAACTGAGCGCTAGTGTCTGATGCCTTGAGCTTCTCTATGATCGCTTCCGTGGTGGTCATCAGAGACGTTGCCTCTGCGTTTGTGTCGGCCCGCCGAGACACGAACACTCCGATGCGCGCTTCGTACTGCCAAAAGCTGCGGCTCAGGCTCGTGACCTCTGCACCGCGAGGGCATACCGACACATGAAGCGCGTCCATCTCCGCATTATCAATCTCGTAGAGATGGCGAACGGCAACGTCCACCCCCGCCAGTTCAGAAACTGTTTCGAGCTGCGATGCGATTACGCTTGAGACAGACGACATAACGCCCATACTACGGCTCTCTCCACGTTCCCGTTTGTTCGTCTAACGTCCACCCCTCGCCGGGGCATGGCGGGTATGGCGACTCGTTCTTGCCGATCACGGTGCCGCTCTCGTCGCGCACCTCGTGCGTATGCAGGCAGTCGATCACACCGATGTAGGTTGTTGTTACGCTCATGACAGCCTCGCCCAGTAGACGTGAGCCACGGTGCCGTTGTACTGGCCGCTTCCCTGTGATGTCAGGATGTCGTTTGCACCAGTGCGCACGCCTTGCACGCGAGGCGACAGAGCAGCGAGCACGCCGGGGCTGGGCGAGGCAGACACTGCCCCCGTATTGCTCGCGGCGATGCAAATCGCAACTGCGTAGCGAGTCCCGGCGGTCAGTGTGTACGAAGCTGGATACCCGCCAGTGGAGCCGTCAAGCGACCGTGTGAACACTGAGTTGCTGGCGCTGAAAATTGTCGTGTCGCTCGCCGTGCGAGCCACCAGCGTCGCATTGCCTGCCGCGTCTGCGGTATACAGGCCGTATCTGCAAAGCGTCACGCCGGAGGCGGCGGTGGTACAAGCAAAGGCAATCTGCGTTATCGTCAGCGTGTAAGCAGGCGTAAAAAACGTCCAGTACACTGCGTTACTGACAGGCGGCACGGCCGTAGTGAGACAGTTGCGGTCTACTGCGTCAATGAACGAGGTAGTCTGGTGATGCCTTGCCGCTAGAGCAGAGGCAAGAAGCACGTTGCTACTAAGCCGAGCATCTGCAAGCGTGCCAGTAAGTTTTGTCGCTGCCACGCTGGCGATCTTCTCGTCAGTAACCGCTGCATCTGCGATGTCTGCCGTGACGACAGCACCGGCAGCTATCGTCGGGTTTGGGTAGGTCCCAGTTAGGTCGCCGCCAGCCGCGCCCGATGGAGTGCGAGCGTCCGAAAGCCTTGCGTCGATTGATGCAACCGCTCCGATAGAAGCAGGCGTAATTGAATCACTGCCGCCGGTGGCGTGCGTTGCCGCGTGCGACGACAGAGAGCCGCCACCACTACCGCCAGTTCCACCAACAACGACTTGAACTGCCGACGCGGGCGCAACGGTCACGCTTTGCGTGGTGCCACCAGCGCCGACAACAACGGCTTGCGTCTGCCCATTAACCAGCGTGATGGAGTCGCTCACGGCAACCTCGCGTTGAATCGGCCAGAGAGCTTCGTGATGAGCAATCCGCCGGTGGTTTCTCGGAGGCACCACCTGTAGCTGCCTGTTGGCGACAACGCAGCGGTGTCTGTGCTTGCAAACACAACCTTCATCGATCCAGTTGCTGCGCTAACGTACTGCACGGCTGCGGAAAACAATGGAACGTCCGACAGGTCTTCGAACACAAACGCAGCAAACGTCCTCGCGGACACATTGGCTCCAGTGAAGACAACTGGCACCGCAAAGTCGTCGCCCTTGGTCATGTACAGGTTGACCGTTGCCGGCCTTTGGCTGATGACTATTTCGCTCACGAAATCCCCCACTTAGTCATCAGAAAGCTTTCGATAGCGGAGCAAGTTGTGCCGTCGAGCGCGCCGCTATACATGATCAACTCGGCGAACTCAAAGTATCCTTGCACTAGGAAATCGGCGCACGGCAGATTAAAGTTCATCGCTGACGGGGTCGAGCTGGAGCCGTTCCAGAATGTCGTCGGTGCGTCGTAGGCACCGTTGACCGTCATTGTGCTGTTAGTGCCGTTCATGCTGGCCCGCTGGCACATCCAACTCCCAACCCTGCTAGCCCCCTCGCCAACCCACACGGTCGAAAACGCAGCCATTCTCGCGCGGGTATCTTCCAGCCCCATTTGCACAGCAGAACCCGTCTCTGTCGCCCCCCAACTGTACTCCAAGTGTCTGACGACGTTGTTCCATGCCGCTAGCGGCCTCCATACAGCGAACATGGTCAGCGGTGTTCCAGTATTGAACGTGCCAGACTCGCGGTTTGCTGCGGTTTGCAAAGGTCTTGTGCTGTTCAGATTGTTGAACAGCACGATGTTTTTGCCGTTCTGCCCCGCAGTCACAAGCGTTGGCGCAGGGCCAGAAATGTATTTCCAAAGGTCGCGGCCTTGCCCGCTTTGGTCGCGAATGCGGTTGACCTCCGCCCCGTTTGTGGTCACCAGCGAATCGCCAGCCTGCGTGCTGAACAGCGACGCGCCAACGCTTGTGTCATACCACGCGTACATACCGGGAGCGGTTGTGATCGGATTTGTTGACGGCGTGACCGCATTGCTTTGACTGCTCCACGCACCTTGCCCGAGGGCATTCACCGCCGCCACGCGGAAAACATATTCCACGCCGTTTTGCAAGCCCGCGACCGTGCGCGTCGTTGATACGCTCATCTGCGTTTCCTGCTAGCTGATGTATGCCGAAAGTTCAACGCGGTCGCTTCCAGATTGTTCTTCGCTGTCCTTGACCATCTGCAACACAATGTGCTGCCCCGCCGTGACTGCCGTGGTGCCAGACTGCGTCTGCGTGCCAGACAACCAGTTGCTGATCGCGGTGTATCCAGCGTCCGGCGAGTGGTTGAACGCCTGCGCCGTGTGGTTTGCTGGCGGGCCTGCGTGGCTATACAGTCTGCCGCCGTCATAGCCCTGCTCGCTGGAGGCTGCGACAGTCCAGTTAAGCGTTCCCGTCGCGTTGACAATCAGCCAGACGCGAGCGTCTTGGTTGTGGTCTACGCCCAGCTTGAGGTCGATCGGGCTTCCTGCCGTCCCAGCACCGGAAAGCGTGTAGCCAGTGGTCGTGTTTCCGCTGGCGAGGTTGCTAGGGCGAGTGCCCGCGAGCGAGAGCGGAGGGCTACTGGCGGCGACAGTCAACGCAACCTCATTGCTTGTCACGCTCGCCGCGCCGACTGAACTGACCACCACGCGGTATCGGTCGTTGTTGTCTACAGCGTTTGTCAAACCCGTCAGCGACAGCGTAGCCGAGGTTGCCCCCCCGACGGCAGTGAACGTGCTGCCTCCGTCGTCGCTTCGTTCCCATTGATATCTCAGCGTGCCGCTCGGCGTAACCGCTGCCGTCACGGCGAACGACGCAGATCCGCTGGATGCCGTCTGGTTCGTTGGCTGCGCCGTGATGGAAATGGTCTTCGTGACATACGTCTCCCACGCTCCCCCGCTGGGCTGGAACTGAACGACATACGCCGTCACTGGTGCCTGAGCAATAACGCCAGTTGGTGCCGTCCACGCAACAGTAGCCTGCGCGTTGCCAGCCGATGCGGTCACGTTCGTGGGGGCGGGCGGCACAAACAGAGAGCGAAGCAAAGAGTCTTCCCCGCTGCCACCACCACCAGTCGAAGACAACACCCCATTGGCAATCGACAGGCCTGTGCCGACCTTCACGCCGCCAAGCTCGCTCGCGGTCGCAGCGGGCAGCGTATACGAAGTGCCTCCCCCGCCCCCCGATGCGGTGACAACTCCGTTAGTGATCGTCAGGCCCGCACCAATTTTGATGCCGCCAAGCACGGTATCGCTCGCTGTGGGGAGCGTGAAGCTGCCAGACCCTCCGCTTACGGTCACATCGCCTGTCATGCCGTTGACGCTGGTCACCGGCGCATACTTAACGACCTGTGTTGCCCAATCGCTGATCGTTGATGCCAGTTGCGTGCCGGTATGGTTTGCTCGCTGAATCGCAAACGACTGCACCACCGCGTCGGCTGCTGCCTGCGCTGCCGACACAGGCTTGTTCACATCTGCCGTGTTATCGACGTTATCTAGGCCGACATTGCCCTTCGTGAGCGTGACGGCACCAGTGAGGCCCGCGACCGATTGAACAGGTGCTGCTGCCGCTGCTCTCGCGTTGGTGAAGTAAAGGTTTGATCCCTCTGGGACGTTCGTGGTTGTGCCAGGGGACGGCGACATCTCGACAAAAACCGAGCCAGACCAACGAAAAGTTTTGTTGGCATTGGCTCCCGCCGAGATCACATAAATCTTGCCAGTTTCGCCTACGCTTGGCAGCGTCGTTCCCACATCGACAACGTCATCGACAAACGACGGGAGCATTGACGCGGGAATCTGGCCCCCAACTAATGTCGCGTAGCTTCCCGCAGCCTGCTTGCCGTCTAGCGCGGTCTGTAGGCCAGTAACCGTCGAGATCGCTTGCGTTCCCGTATGATTTGCACGCTGGATCGAGAACGCTTGAACGGCGGCATCTGACGCGGCTTGCAGATTTGAAACCGGCTTGTTTGCATCTGTCGTGTTGCTGACGCTGCCCAACCCAACGTCAGACGCAGTGAGCGTGACCGCTCCATTCCTGCCCGCCACGCTAGAAACAAACGACGAGATCGTTGCCTGCTTCGCGTCGAGCGCGGTCTGAAGCCCGCTCACATCTGCAATGGCGTGTTGATGAACCGTCGCAGCCTTGCCGTCGATTGCCGCCTGTAGCCCCGTCACGCTTGAAATCGCGTGCGCGTGCGCGGAAGCCGCCTTGCCGTCGAGCGACGATTGGAGCGAAGTAACGTCAGAGATTGGGTGTTGATGTGCTGAAGGCGCAAACGTCGAGGGCTTGCCCGTAAGTTCCGCCCACGAAGCGCCGGTTAGCGCGATGCCAGTGCCCCACTGTCCCGCCGCTTTGGGGCCGTACAGGACATTGTTTGTCATGTCGATGTATAGCTGCCCGTCAACGCCGAGCGCGCTACCCGGCGCGCCACTACCAGAAAGTGACGGCATTCCGCCGCCACTTATCTCGGTATTTGTGCCGCTGAAAAACGCCATTGAGCTATGCCTCTGCGATCATCTTGGTGTGTACGCGGACCGAGTTCCTGTATGGGTCGGCCCAATTCCACACTGGAGCGCCGCGAGGAGCGCAGACTTCATACGAAACAGATGTTCCGTTCAGAGATTCTGTGATCCTGTCGCCACGCTGCGGCACCGCAAACGGTAGTTCGTGGTACGAGATGATGTAGTCGCGGCTTTCCCACCGCTCTACTACCCCCGTTTCTGTCTGCGTCTCAAACGCACTCTGCGACGTTGTAGCCAAGCACGGCTGCGTCTCTGAGCCGCGAGTATAAGAAACAAAGCGGGACATATAGCCCCGCCTCATTCCGTCTAGCCACGCAGCCGCCTCAAGCAGCATATCGGCCATGTGTCGCCCCCCTGGCCGTCAGGGAACCAGCATCACCTTGACGGTCGAGTCGCCGTCAACGGCAGCGGCAACAACCTTACCGACGTACACGTTTGAGCCGACTGTCGCCGTCACCACGCTGTTGGTGGCATCCCAGTACACCTTCGCGCCAGCCGAGAGCGCCGAACTGGCGGCAGTGGACTTCGGGAAGGCAAACACGCCCTTCACTGCCACGGCACCGAGCCGGTTGGCAATGAGTGGGTGAACAGCCACGCCGATCATCTGACCCTGCACGACGACGGCACCTACCGCAACGTCGGCGCTGGGCGTGTAATCGATCATCTGACCGTAATTCAGATACTGGGCCACGGAGATTCTCCTGCGTAAAGGGTTGGGGGTTGTTGAGTGGGAACGGAGTTATCAGGCACCTGCCATCTTCACGGCAGCACGCGGCTCGACGAGGGTCACCCCAAAGTCGAAGTACCCACGGAACTGGATACCCAAGAGCGAGAAATCGAGGTCTGCCTGCTCGACCGTGGGCTGCTCAACACCGTTGAGGAAGCACACTTCGATGGTCGAAAGATCGGCTGGATTCGACAAGAGGTAGTACGCAGTGTTGCTGCTGCCGGGGATGTTCTGGTTTGCCAGATACGGGGTCACAATCGGGGTGTACTTCCCGGCATGGGGGTTTGCCGTGACGTACTGCTTGCTCGCCGTCGTGTCGCGAAGCTCGGTCGACCGCAAGAGCGACAGGGCTGCGGTGTTAAGGGCGGGCGGGACGAGCAGCGTCTGCGGGCTGATTGCGACGGGGTAGCCGTCGTAGTCGACCTGCTCAAGGAACAACCGCTCCGCAGCCGTGATTCCTTCCACGCCGAAGGCAGACGAGGCACCGCTCGCGTAGTTCTTGTTGGCCGTCTTGAAGAAATCCGAGTTGTTGAGGAACGCGGTCCAGAAGACCTCGTTGAGCTTCAGCGCCGCACCCCGCCCGATTCTGGTAGGAACTGCGGTGAGGGCCGACAGGTCATCGTTGATGAGGTCTTCGCGGCTCACGTTGGTGGCGATGCCATACGTGCGGGCACGATTGGTGTACTTCATGTCGCCAGCCACAGCGTTCTTGAACTCGCTGTTGCCGCTCATCTCTTCGAACTTGAAGCCGCCCGTGAGCCTGTAGTTCGTGACAGCCTTGAAATCATTGACAGGCCGCACGGTGCTGATCTGCCGCCAGTTCTGATCGACGGCAGTGAAGCCTTGCAGGAGGAACTTGTTCACGGTCGCGGACAGAATGTCAGCGATGTCGTGGGTGGCGAAGGCCGCGCGGAGAATCGGACGGGCACACGAATCGTCCTTCAGCGTCTCGCGACCGCTGTAGCCGTTCACGCGGGCCGCTTCGATGAGCATTTCGCCCAAGCCGATCCCGCGACGGTACTTCTTGCTCGCTGCTTCGATGACCTTCTCGTCGAACATCTTCTCGACGTTCTGCAACTTGCCGCTCAGGCAGGCCGCTGCGAGCAGGATCTCATGGCGGGGCTCGGAGTCGGCGGCAACGTGGATCGCCGGGGCGGCTGGGCGCTGCGACCGAGTGGCCTCAAGCTGCGTGGCCTTCTGCGCGGCAATGATTCGCTCCGCAACCTTGGCGGCGATGGCGTCTTCGTTGATGGAGGGCGTGACTTCCGTGGTGACTTCCGTCGCCGCATCCACAACCTGTTCGCCAGCCACAACCTCGCGAGAATCATCGGCCATTTGGAAACCCTCCGTGTGAGCCGCCGAGGCGGCAAGTGAAGCTGATGTGTTGTCGTCCGCCCCTAGAGTCACGACGCTGACCTCGCGGAGCCGGCTCTGACGAATAATCCTCGCCGGCCCCGTGATGCTGCGCCCGTTTACGGTGACGGTTTCGCCAGAAGGCAGCTTCTCGGACTGAACAACGTCAGCGCCGATGGAAGCCTGCCACTGGAAACCGCGTTCAGCCAGCGCGATGACCTTCTCGGCGTTTGTGTTGCCGCCAATCATCTCGCCCTCGACCACAAGATTTTGACCTTCAACGCGAACGTCCGTCGTTTGGCCGAGTATGGCGTCGAGTTCGTATGA